CTTAAGCGACCATTGCCAGTGTGGCGTCAATATCCGCTACAACGCCCTGCGCCTGCTCCGCCAGTACTTTCAGCGTCCAGTCAACCGCGACTTGCGAACGGTCGGCAAGGCCCAGTTTAGCCAGCGGTTCCACCCGGTAGCCATGCAGGTGCCCGTGGCGCAGATACTCCGGCGTGAGAATAAACAGGCTGTCATTGGTATTGGTGCCGGGGTTCATGTACGGTTGCAGCCGGTTTGGCGTGAACATCAATTCCACGTCAAAATCCGTAATGAACACCTTGACACTTCCCACCGCCACGCTCGCGCCAGTCTTGCCGGTTTCCGTCTGCTGCACCGCGATTTTCGCGGTATCGCTGAACATATATTCGGAGATTTTGCGGATCAACGCGGGACGCCCCATTAACAGCGTTGGGTTAAATCCCTGGTTGTAAATCATCTCGCACACGTCCCGAATATCGGTTTCTGACAACGCCCGGACTGTGCCCAGTGTTGCCGCCGCCACCGTGCCCGCCGCGAAACCACCGTCAACGCCCAACGCGCCGCGCTCCGCGTTCGTGGTAAGCCAGGCATTCAGCCCGCCGATTTTACCGGCGATAGCATCGCCGTTGTCGGCCACACTCGCCTGATTAAGGAAGCTAATCGCTTCCACGTCGCGGCGCAGTTGCTCGGTCTGCCTCATCAATTGCTCGGCAAACTCGTCACTGGTGCCGATCACGTCCGAATTGCGCGCCCTGGTTGTCACCGCGATAACCTTCCGCGAGATTTGACACTGATTTCCCACCCGCACGCCAGGGTTCGCGTTGTACGCCGAAGCGTCCGCCCCGTCCACAGCCGCGTTCGTCAACACTGGCGCGCCGTAGGTGTGCTGCACCCATTCTGTGTAACTGTTGTCAACTTGATCAGGCGTCCCGATCCGCGAGGTTAGCGGCAAATCAATATCGAGAATGTCGATAATGTTTTGCATAATATCGGGATTGATCAGCCCGCCATGTGCCAGCCCTTTCAGGTCCGCACTACTCCAGTAGTCTGCTGGTGCTGCCATACAATTTACGTCCTTTGGTTAAGGAGCGCCGACACCGCCGCAACTTTCGTCTGTTGCGTTGCGCCAGGTATTTTCGCCCTACGCAAGGCTTCCGCCAGCGCGCGCCGCCCTCCCTGGTTTTTGCGATTGCGGCTTGAAACATCAGCCGCGCCGTTTTTCCGTTTTGCGTCGATACTCTTTGCGGCGGCATTCTCAGCGCGCAATTTTGCAAAGTCTCTCAGCATTCGCAGCGTTCTGGCATCGCTGGTATAGGTGATTTCAGCTTCGCTAAAGCCGTACTCCGCGCCCGCGCGGACTATCTCCGCCCGGTCTGCCGCCCGCTTGGCGGTATCCTTCCAATCCGGTATAGCTTCCACAATCGCGGTTTCCTGTTCGCGTTGCCACGCGGAATTCCGCGCTTGCGCCTCCCGAATGAAACCCTCGCGCATGGGCGCGGGGATCACTTGCATAAGCGCGTTCAATTCCGCGCGGGTTACCATCTGCGCCCGCTCGAATTCCTCGCGCTGTTCGTTCAATTTCGTTTCCGCTTCCTTCACCGGACCATACTGCTTGAACGCATCTTTCAGTTCCCCCAGGGTCACCGCGCCACGGTCACCCATCGGAATTTCAAGCTCGTACAAGTCTGCAGGCTTTACATCAAGCCTTTCAGCCAGCGCCTTTAGGGTCACCGCGTCCGGGTCTGTATCGACATCAGGTACACCCGAATCCTCGCCCGCCGTTCCCGCTTCGCCAGGGTCCGCCACGCCCGCATTATCGGCATCCTCGTCAGTGTGAGGCTCATCGGGTAAACCTGCTCCCCGGCCATTTCCCGGCGCCGCTGGTGCGCTAGTATCCGTATCGCCGCCTGTAGCTGCGCCAGGGTCCACCCCTCCCAGTAGCAACTCACGGACCCGCGCCCGTTTCTCCGCCGCGCTGCTGTCTCGCGTGACTGTTTTGCCTTCATCGCTCCCGCTCCCGTTTACGCTATTCACCTGCAATCACCTCCGCCCTGTTCCGAATGTACAAATACAGGTTTTGCGCCGCCTGCGCCCGCGCCCGTATTCGCTCCGCTTCCTCTAACGTGGTTTCCACACGCCGCCACTGCTGATAGGCGCGCGTATCGAATTCCTCGATAAGCTCAATAAGTAATTCATTGTCGAGTAACCCCTGCGCTTGTTCCTTCCGGCTCATCGTTGCTCGCTCCTGATTTCGTCAACATGCCCGCTATTTGAATCGCCTGTTCATTTTCCGCGCGCTCGGTTTCAACCAGCGTTTTCCAGTACTCGAACGCTAGCCGGTCCTCCGCTTCCTTGTTTTCATTCAGCACCTTAGCGTCCGCGTTGTCCGCCTTGCGGTCCTCAATATCGCGCTGCAATTGCAGTAGCGCGCCCTGGTAGGCTTGCTGCTGCTGCTGCGCCTGCTGCTGCGCCTGCGCGTGCTGCTGCGCTTCCTCGCTCCGGGGATCAGTTAAGTACCTCTCCACGTCATTGATACCTTGCACCCGCAACCAGTCACAGTGGGCGTTATACGCATCCTCCGGGCTGACGTAGGCGCCCATCTGCCGCAGTGCATCTTGACGCGCTATCACGGTTTCCAGCGTCCCCTGCCGCTTCAACCGCTCCGCCATGCTGATACCCGCTTTTACTTCAACCGTTTCACGCTCGCGCCACTCAGCCGGGACCGTACTCTGAAAATTCCCGCTTACCCGAAATTGCAACGGATCAGGCATTGACAGCCGTAATACCTTGTGCGTGAGAATCCAAGTGTTCCGGATCAGGGTTTCCGCAAGGCTCCGGGTCATGTGCGCCGCCATCTGTTCCTTAGCGGTCATCTGCCTTTCAACACCGTGAGCGGAATCCCCGGCAATCTGCAGTTCGGCGCGCTGCATATCCAGCGAGGCCCCGCCCCGCTCGCTGCGCGCCTTGTCAAGGTAGTTCATCGCGCTTTCACAGGAAGGCCCTATATCCGTGTAGGGGAACGGTATCACGGCATCCGTGCGCGAGGCCCGCACCACTCCGCCAGGTCGGGACGCAATTGCATCATCAATGTTCACGTCACCGTCAACCACAATCACCCGCGCGTTGTTCGCGTGTTTCTGGTTGTCGATCCACTGGCGCAATGTATCCGTTTTGGCGTCCTGAATATCCTTCAACTTATCGAATAGACCCAGGCCAAGGAATCTGTGCGGTTGAAGGTACGCGGTCCCCGCCGCGTAGGGGATTAAATCCGCGTCCTCAACATGCAACAGCACATCCCCTGCGATACAGATACGCTTAAGCTCGCTGTACCCGTCACCGTCCGCGTCGATTTTCTGGTAAATCTTGTAAGTCTCTATCACGTCCTCGGCGCTGGTCGCACCGTGCGCGCTGGTCGCGGCGCGGCCAGGATTGCGCGCGTTGTTCGCGGTGTTAGCAGGCCCGTTCATTGGCTTGCATTGCGCCACTTTCTTTTCCGGGTAACCTTGCTCTAGTAGTTCCGAACGTCGCGGGTATGATCGCTCACAGACGAAATTGCAGCCCTGTAAATCGAGGCTGTCATAACCCGATTCCCAGTTAAACAGCGTAGGGTCAACCGCTTCCACAATCACCTTTCGCCGCGTTTCCTTGGACACCACCCGAACCGACCACAACGGGCTTTGCTCGCTATGCTCGCTGGTCACGCTCACCGTGTAGCCATTGTCTACCGCGTCCAGATCGTCGACCGCGCCCATGCTCAAGTGAGCGTATTCTTGGTTCGTGAGGTCCTTATAGTTTTCAGTATCGACGCTCACGCGGGAATCCAAGTAAATATGATTGATCCCGTTGCGCAGTAACAGCGCGTTTCTAACGCTCGCCTGCTGTTCTGTATACCCGTTGTTCGCCCGCATGATCACCCAGGACACTGCTTGACTTTCCACTAGCGCCTGATCCACGTCCCCATCGTCCAGCGGTTCGAACATCGCCAATAAATCCATTTCAAGCGCGGGCATTATTTGACTGGTAACCGCTTCCACCATGTCGGCAATATCGGCGCTTTGAATCGACGCGCGGCCAGGGATCACCGGCGCCACGTCCGCGCGCGTGTAGTAATAATCCAACGCTTTCGCTTGGACGCCGCGCAATTCGTCAGTGTCCCACCCGTCCGACTGCGACAACGCATCCAGCGCCGCGCGCTTTATTTGATCCTCGGTCAATTTCGCGCGTTTACGCATGTCGCCTCCCCGGATTGTCAACTAAATCGTATTGAATCGCGCTGCCCCAATTGCCGCTATTGCCGCGTGATTCAACCGCGTACATGCGAAGCGCGTCCGCCGCGTGCGAGGTGTGATCATGCAACGGGCGCAGGCTGAATACGCCCGTGCGCTGGTTTTCCTCGGTACGGTATTGTTGCAAGTGATTGAAACCGTCGCCCGCTTTCTCGCGGTCAAACCAGCACCGCTTTAACAATGTTCGAGTGGCGTCGATCCCGTCCATAAGTGGGAGATTTCTGGCCACATCGAAGCGTATACCCAGGCCCGCCGCGACTTCATAGCGGCTCGTGCCGGTCCCCAGTTCCCGTACCCGTATATCATGGGGCGCGATATGCTTACCGTACTGGTAGGGCTTTTGACGCAACGCGCGGACAATCTCAGGCAAGCCAGCGCCGTGATATTCCTCATAGTCAATAGCACGTATTTCCCCCCCCCTGGTCGCCTGTAAGAACCAAATAGCCGTTGCGTCCGCCATCCCCAAATCCCATGCAGTAGTGACAGGTAGGGAATCATCATAGGGAACGCTGCAGACGCGCCCCGCGCGCTCCGCCTCCGCC